GGTACTACAGACCCGCAATTCGTATTACATGTCGAGGGCCAAGCTTTTTTTAATACTATTGGTGGCAAGGGAATAAAACTTATAGGCGATAATGTTAATATTGATAGAGTTAATAGTTTGGGTACTACATTGATTTTAGAGCCTATTGATGATGATTCTACTGGTATACAAAATGCTTATATAAGTTTAGACACTACTTTGGGAGATGTTCAGTTATATACAGGCAATTCTAATATTTTGATAAGTAGTGAAGACTCAAATGATAATGTAGTAATTAATGCGACTACAATAGAGTTGAATGGTAATGTGGGGATAGGAACAACTGATCCACAGTTTACTTTACATGTAGAGGGAAATAGTTTTTTTAGAAGTGGTGGCTCGGGTGTTAAAATCACTGGAAATAGTGCAACTATTGACGAGATTTATGGTTTGGGAACTACATTGGTTTTAGGACCACTTGATGATGGGTCGATTGGGACAACAGAAATTCAATTGTTAACAAGTGGTTCATATGTTACTATGAATAGTGATGGAGTCAGTAATACAGTAACTGTTACTACAGACACTATAATATTGAATGGTAGTGTTGGAATAGGTACTACAGACCCGCAATTCGTATTACATGTCGAGGGCCAAGCTTTTTTTAATACTATTGGTGGCAAGGGAATAAAACTTATAGGCGATAATGTTAATATTGATAGAGTTAATAGTTTGGGGACAACATTGGTTTTAGAGCCTCTTGATACAGGGAGCGTTGGGGAGTTTGAAATTCAATTGAATGCAGGTAGCTCACATGTTAATATAGTTGACAATGCTGTAGATGATAATGTAACAATTAGTTCGACTAAAGTAGCATTGAATGGTAATGTGGAACTTGATTCTCATTTGGGTATAGGAACTGATCCAGAGATTTTTTCGACTTTAGATATAAAACCAAGTGCTACGTGGACAGACAGAGGAATCCATTTTGTGTCAGATGACGAGGTATCGATTGGAATAGGCACTAGTGTTGCAGGGGCTGTTAATGCAGGGAGTCTTGCTTTGTGTGGAGGCAGGTTTCCTAGTGGTTCTTATGGCTCATATATAACACTTCATGGTAATGATAGTAGCTCAGGGTATATATATGTTGGAACAGGATCTTCTGGGTCTATGTATGTTGATACTGAACTAACAGTTACAGGTAAAACATGGCTCTATGATGAAGTTGGAATAGGAACTGAACCAGCTAATTTTTCTATGTTAGATATAACGCCAAGTGGTGATGAAGGAATTCATTTTATAAAGGATGGTTTAGTAAGTATAGGCGTAGGCACTAGTGCTGCAGGGGCTGTTAATGCAGGGATTCTTGCTTTAGGTGGGGGTAGATATCCTTATAGTTCTTGGGGTGCATTTATAACACTTCATGGTAATGATAGTGTTACTCCTGGAGATATATATGTTGGAACAGGAACTTCTGGGTCTGTGGAAGTTACAGGAGATACATATTTTCAGGATAATGTAGGTATAGGAACTGATCCTTATGTTGAACAGTTAAGAGTTGTTTCAGTTGACGCAGTAACTCCTATGGCGGTATGGAGACAAACATCAGTAGGTGGAGACATAATAAGGTTTCTTTCTGATGTTGGTACTGGTGGATCTACTGTTGCAAAAATAGATTATACTGGTCAGATTTTTTCTGATGCTGGAACGACTATTAGTTCTCCCGCTGACTTTGCTGAATGGACAAAAGTAAAAGGAGATTACAAAGAATATGAAGTTGGAACTATAGTACAACAATCTATAACTGATGATATGGAAGTAGAAATTGCTAGAGATATAGATAAAGTTTATGGAGTAGTAACAGATCGTGCTACTTTTTGCGGGGGATTGACATCTATTTTGGATGCGGATGAAGTTAAAAAAGATTCAAAAGAATTAAATATTTTAGATTTTGAAACAAAATATAATGCAAAGCGTATAGCAATGACTGGTCATGTTGTTTGTAAGGTTGTTGGTAATGTTTCTAGAGGTGATAGGCTTGTTCTTTCTAGTATTAATGGTGTGGCAAGATCTGCTATTACTATAGAGGATAGAATTAATTCTTTTGCTATTGCTAGACAAAATTATAATTCTGATCAAATTGGTTTTATAGAAGTTAGACTTTAAAAATTAATAAAAATTAAGGAGTTTTATTATGTCAGAACAAGAAATTGATGTTGTCGATAACGAGAATAAAAAAGAGCAAATTACTATAGATCCTGCAACAGCATTTTCTCTTAAGTTGCAAGAATTTGACAAAAAGATAGCTGAGGCTGAAATGGTAGTGTATACTTTGAAAAAAGATAAAGCAGCTTTTGTTTATGATCAAAATGTGCAACAAATAGTTTTGTCGCATAAAGAGAGAGCAATTAAAGCTCAGGTAGAGCAAGCTATTAGAACTCAGGTAAAATAAGTGTTGTACCTTTCTAATGATTTTATTAGAGTTTTTTATAAAAACGTAATATACTATATTTTTTTGTTGCTAGTTTAAAGGATTATTAACATTATTTAATAAGGAGTTAACTATGGCTGGACCTTTTACAGGGTATGCCCCGCCAGGAGTATACACATCTACTACTTTGGACTCTGCAGTAGGAGGTCTTCTTGCTAACCAAAGAATACCTGCTCTTATTGGCACTGCTGAAGAAGTTAAGAAAGTTGATGGATATGAGTTAGTTAGGGGTTCTAGTCCAAATATAGACAACAGGAAATCAAATGAAGATGTTTCTGGTCAACTTACTGGTGCTAATAGAGATTTTACTGTTTTGAATTATCCAATTGTTATTGGTGATGGACTTGGAAGAGTTTCTAATGATCCTAACGATGTGGTTGTAAAAGTAAATGGTACACAAGTTATTGTTTCGAAAGTAGAGGGAGCAAATGGTAAAGTTTATCTTGCGCTTGTCCCTAAATCAACTGATGAAGTTACAATAACATATTATTACAAAAAGACTGATACTAGAGTAGTTGATGAAGATCTTTCAGACCAGGTCGATGGTTCAGCTTTAACTTTTTTTACTCACAACAAGCCAATTGTTGATGGAACTAATGCAGGTAGAGCTTCAACAACTGTGAGTACTGTTATTGCTAAAGTAAATGATGCTGTTGTTGAAGTAGCAACTCTTGATGGAGTCGAGGGTTCTTTTACTTTGACTGAACCACCTGAAATTGGCGATGAATTAACTATTACTTATTACTATAATACTCATATGAATACAGCAGATGATCTTCCTTTTGCTGGAATAACAAGGATGATAAGGGTTGGTGTGTCTCTAGAAACATCAGATTTTATTGAAAACATTGATTATGCTATTATTAATGATCAGATACAATGGGGCACGGGTTATAAACTTGTTGAGCTTGTTCATACTACAGGTGGAGAGTTTTTTAACGATAATCAGATACAGGCTACACTTGTCGATGATAAAATTTATAATGAAGATGTCTCGAGTCAATTTACTGGCGTAGAGACTTCTTTTACTGTAAATTTTACTCCTATGGTTGATGGCACTGGTAGAGATATTGTTACTAATAATCCTACTCATGCTGTTGTTACTGTCGATGGTGTTGCTGCTGTAGTAACAAGGGTTGATGGAGAACAAGGTATTGTTTATTTGGCTACACCTCCTGATTCTGATGCTATTGTTTTAGTTACATACTGGCGTTCACGTATGGAAGATGACACTTACAGTATAGAAGTAGAAACTGCTGGTGGTGTTGGTGTTGGAACTTATACAATAACATCTCAAGAAGATGGTAGACTTGGAGTTGCTATACCTGGAGCTGAAAGCGTAGCTGACCCTGGTTTTACTGGTGCAAGTTACCTTACAGGGCCTACAGTAACAAAAGGTTATACTGTTGACGAGACAGTGACTTTAACTTTTACTTCAAATACTCATTTTGAAGTTAGTTCAGATAATCCTGATGGTTCTTCTGGATATGGAAGGACTAATTCGACTTATGTTGATGGAAAAACAGGACTTATTTTTACTTTGGCGGCTGATTCTGCTTATGCTGAAGATGATTATCTTGAGATCGATGTTACTTCTGAAGCAATTTTCACTACTAGCGTAATTCCAATAACTAGTATACCAGGATTTTATTTGAATGTCAATAACACGACAGATGTAACTCCTGGTGATATTACCGATCTTGTAGCTTATGATAAGTCAGGTAATGAACCAGATGTAGGTGATGTTTATTATGTGTCTTATTATTACGAGAAAGATAGTTATGATTGTGATCTTTATACTCGATTCAAAGACATCACTATTGAGTATGGAGATTTGAGTGCTTCAAATCCCTTGGTTCTTGCTTCATATTTAATGTTTTTGAATGGAGCTAGTGCACTTATACTTTGTCAGGTAAAGAAAGCTACAGGTAGTGATTTAGCATCTGATCAGTCTTATATTGATGTTTTACAACGTTTGGAACAAGATGTTGACGGGATTAATCCAGCTGTTATTTTCCCGATTACAACTTCTCAGTCTGTTATTAATGCTACAAAGCAACATTGTGCAGTTCAGTCATCTAAGAGGAATAGGAGAGAGAGAATTAGTTTCTTTGGTTTTGCTGTAGGGACAGAGCCCATGGAAGCTGGTGAATTTGCTCTTGCTACAAATACTGAACGTATGATAGGAGTTTATCCCGATGGAGCTGTTATAGAATTAGTAGAGCCTGATGGTTCTGTTAGTGAGCATGTTGTAGATGGAACGTTTTTAGCTGCTGCTCTTTGTGGCTTGAATGTTAATACTATTTATGATGTTGCAACACCTATGACTAGAAAAACTTTACTTGGATTTAAGCAGCTTGTTCGTTCTATGGATGAAATTACTATGGATCTTGTTGCTACTAGAGGATTGACTGTGATTATGAAGGTTAGTTCAACATTTGTTGTTAGGCATGCAGTAACTACTAATATGACAAATGCTTTGACTAGAGAAGTTATGATTATCACAATTAGAGATTTTATACAACAAGAGACAAGAAGAGTAATTGATCCTTACATTGGCAGAAAGATGACTGCTAATCTTGCAGGAGAGATTGTTAATTCTCTTGGTTCTATGTTAGCATCGGCTGTTGATTCTCAAATTATTGTTGATTATAAAGGAGTAACAGCTGAAAGAGATTCAGTACAACCTGATTATATAAAAGTTACTGCTTTTTATATACCTATTTTTGGGTTGAACTGGGTAGACGTGGCCTACCAAATACGTGTAAAGTTTTAATTAATTGGGCTTGTAATAGAGCCCAATTTAATAAAGTGTTTATTTAAGCAATAATGTCGAACAATAAATTTTAATCTAAGGAGCGAATAAATATGGCAAGACAAGCGTATATCTATAGAGAAGGTGTCTCGCCGAATACTCGTTTACTTAATCCGCAGAGAGTAAGAGTATTTAGTACTGATGCTGATGATCAAGCTTCGCAACCTATTGGTTTGATACAAACTTGGAATCCTACTGATACAAGGGCAATAGAACCTGTGAGAGGAATAGGTTTTGGAGATCAGATTGCTGAATTAGCTGTTGGAGTGACTGATCTTAGTGCTACAGCAACTGTTATGATGATGTATTTAAGAGATATTCAACAACTTTTTGGTTATAAAGCGGGAAGTTCAGGATTAATTCGTTCACTAAAGCATCATCAATGGCCTTTTGATGTATATGAGACAATAATATTGCCTGAGTATATTTCGGGCCAGGCAAAAAAGTACGACACTGAAGGCGATTTAAAAGTTATTAAGACTTGGTATGAAGGTTGTTGGATGTCTGATTTTGCAAAGACTTTTGATATTGGAGCTACTTCAGTTACTCAAGACATGACATGTCAAATTTCTGATGTTTATGCAACTAAACAAGATAATTTATCTTTAGTTGCTGATTTTTATGAGAGTAACAAAGGTTCTTTAAGAGGTAGTGCTAGCGGAAACGTACAGTAAATTATAAGGGAGAGTTTTTTCTCTCCCTCCTACAACTGCTTTCTTCTAGATACTCATTGACTCTGTTGGCAGTTCAGAGGAGAGTATTAAAGTTTTTTAATCTATTTCAGGAGTTTTTACTAGTGAGTGATGCTAGAAAAGTGTCAAAACGTGATTTAGAATTACTTTCTAATCTTGTTTTTGACTCTTATGTTACAACAGAGTTTGATTTTTTGAATCATCGTTTTATATTGCGTTCTTTGACAACGAGCGAAAGAGAAGATTTATATAGACGTTATTTTAATTTTTCAAGTAAACATAATCTTATGTTAGTTTTGGATATGTTAGCTTTTTCAATTATGTTTATTGATGGTTTAGAGTTTGACAAACATAAACATAAAGCTTTTTTACATAGGTTAAATTCTAGAATCATTTTGAAAATTTATAAAAAATATGAAGAAATGGATGAAGAAATAAAGGGTTCTTCTGTTTTTATTGATTATTATGTCGAGACAAGAGAATCTAGAAATATGTGGTCTGTTTTTAAAACATGTAGTAGAATAAACGATCCTTTTTCTATAAGGAAATTAAATCAATACCAGTATTATTGGATAATTACAAATGTTTTTAAAGATAATTTAGATAAAGAGAAAAAAGCATGGGCTAAAGTAGAATATATGACAAATTCTATTTGTGCTTTTATAAATCCTAAAGGTTTTAAGAAATCTAGAAGTTCTAGTGTAGTTGACCAGCTTGAAAAACAAGAAGATAAAGAAAAGCAACGTTTAGTAGAAGAGTTAGAAACAGGTGTTACTCAACAATACGTAGATTCTAATGATGTTTTTTCTTCTATGGATAGAAAAAATGAGGAAACAGATGAAGAATATGAATATAGAGTTAATATTTTAATGGAAAAAACATTAAAAGGAGAACTTGTAGATGAGCACGATAAAATTGTTAGAAAGAGCGAAATAGATTGTTTAAAGAAGTTTTTGAGAGAAAGAAGAACACAAGTTTTAGTTGATAGGGAAGTAAGAAATAGACGAGGCATAAAATTTGATGATTTGTCTGTGCTTGAGAAAGAAGCAATGCAAATACAATTAGAAGAAGATAAGCAAAACGGGTTTTTTCATGATGACTTTAGTTACATTGATATTATAAAAATGAAAGATTTTTCTGCTATAACAAAAATTGAAAAAGAAAAAATTTTTGAAGAAGTAATGAACGAAGAAATAGATGTTGATGTAGAAACTGATAATTTTCTAAAAAGTTTATCTGGGCATGATATTATAAGTTTTAATAATAGTCCTATTGACAATAATTTAGTTAATGCTAACGACAACGAGACTGATTCTAGTGTTGAAGTAGATGAATTTAAAACACCAGCTCAAAAAGCTGCTAATATGGATATTGATATTAAAGGCATTAATTTAATAAAACAAAAACAAGAAAAAATTAAAAGAGCTATTAGAGTTTTAAATAAAAGAAGAGCTGATATAGAACAAAGTGATGTTAATGAAGGACAAGATTTAGACATTATTAAATTTGATTAAAAAAGGAGTTTTTTATGGATCTAGAACAAAAATCAAAAGAACTAAGACAAAAATTAGGTAGTAATAAAAAAAATGAAAGCGAAGAAGTTACTAAAAATAGAATGAAGAAAGTATTGAGTGCTAGAGATGAAGTTATGAAAGAAATTTTTGATTATCAAGATAGGACTGGTATACCAACAAAACAAGAGACAGAGAAAAATTTTTTTGAGTTTGAAATTAACCAACAAGATTAAGGGAGATTAATTATGGATATTTTTACTGCTTTAAGTGAGCTTTCTAGTATAGGAAAAAAAACTAAGGAAGTGCCTATTGGTCAGCTTAAGCTTTTATTGAGCACTTTAGATTCAGAGCAAGAAAGTCTTGTTTTTATAGCTTGTTCTGATATGACAGGTAATGCATATTTTAGTAGGTTGAAATCTGAGACTTTAAAGTATGCAATAGTTGCTGTTAATGGTGAGAGACTTGATAGTTATGTTAATGCTTTGCCTGAGAAAAAAGAAGGTTTGAAAAAAGAGGTTTTGGATAAATTGGAAAATATTATTAAAACTTGGGACGAGAATGTTATTTCTTTTTTGTATTCTAAATGGATTGAACTTACAAAAGAGTCTGAAGAAGATTTAAAGAAATTAGGTTTGATTGAAGAAGAGAAAAAGGTAGAGGAAAAGGAATAAGGAGCTTAAATGGCAGATAAGCGCAAGTATGTAAGCGAATTTGAAATTAAATCTAATATTGATGAAGCTTTAAAACAGCTTCAAAAATATTATGTTGAATTTTCTAAAATGCCAAATATTATTGATTCTTTTGGTAAAGCTTTAAAAAAGAACGAAAAATTAGAGAAAAATTTTTATGATATGATGTCAGCAATACCTAAAAGAATGAAACAATTGTCTCAACTTGCAAATATTAAGTTAGTTCCAAGAAAAGAATTAGATAGACTAACTGATATGTTTAAAACAATAGAAACTGCTTCTAAAAGTTTGCAAGGAAAAGCATTTAATGCTGATGAAATTAAGTCAATTATAACAGAGTTTGAAAAAGTTACTTCTGAATTAGATAGTATGGAATCTAGACATTCTAAATTAAATGCTAAATCAGAAGCATTTAATAATCTTTTAGAAGGCACTTTGAAATTACAAAAAAATTTGTCAAGTAATTCTGAAAAGTATAAAAGTTCTACTGAAGATATTACTAAAACTTATAAATCTCTTTTTGGAAAAATTAACCAAATTTATGGTGTTTTAAAAAAAGCTGGTGAAGAAGGTATTACTAATAAAACGTTAATTGAGTATTCTAATAGGCTTGAAAGTGTTAGACAAGAAGTTAATTTAATGAATAATGATTACGATGACATGAACAAGAATATTAATAATTTATCAGGAGAATTTGACAAAATTTTAGGTAGCTCTAGAGATATTGCGGGCCAAATGCAAAATTCTATAGCTAAAACAAGTTATGAAAATGTTGTTAGCGATATTGAAAGTTTAAGAAGACAATTAGATTTGACTCTTTCTGATTCTAAACAAACAAGTGAAGAATTACAAAATAATTTAAACAAAATAAAAATCGAATTAGATAACAATGTTGATAGTTTAAATTTGGCATTAAAAGCTGACGAACGTCTTACAGCAGAAACAAAAACAACCAATGATGCTTTTAATTTAATGTCTAAATTAACTGCTGAAGTACAAGAAGGATTACAAGACATAACAAATATACAATTAAAAACTCAATTTGAAGAAGTAGCAAAACAGATTGCTTTAATGAGAGAAGAATTAGAACGATCAATACTCATAGACAAAGAGTCTAATGAAGTTATTAGAGAAAAAATGGGCATGTTAAAAAATCTTGGTGACGAACTTCGTTCTATACAAAATAGGCAACTTGATATTAACAAACTTGAAGAACAATCAATATCAGCTACTGTTAAAAGAGCTCGCGAACAAAATAAAGTTAATAAGGCTTATATAAAACAAATTTTTAGTGAAAAAAGAGGCTTTGGCGGAGTAGTAGATGCTTTTAAAGTTTATAAGCAAAATATACCAATAGCAATGACTGCTAAATTTGGCCAAACTGGTTTAGCTGCAGCTAAATTAATGACAGGCGCATTTAAAATGCTTGGACATGTTCTAGCACCATTTTTGGGAGTTTTTTCTTTTATTGGAATGCTAAAAACTGTTTTTGAACTAGAAAAACAAGTAAAAAGTGCAAGAAAACAAATTGTTATGATGGCTGCAGGAACTCATAATCTTGGAAATGCTTTTGAACAAGTAAGATCTGGTGCTGCATTAGTAGATACAGGTATAGAAAAAATGAGAAATAGAGCAGAAAAATGGTCTTGGGATCTTGGTATGTCAATGGAGCAAATTATAGGATATATGAATGATTTTACTAAAGCAGGTTTTACAGCAACAAGTTCTCTTTCAAATTTAGAAAATTTAATGGCGATTTCAGTTACATTAGATATGGAAGTGAGTGAACTTGCTGCTAGTGCTGGTAATTTACGTGCTGAATTTGGTATGAGTCTTTCTGATATAGGTTCTAGTTTTATTCAAATGCAAAAAGATGCAAAAAATGCAGGAATTACTACAACAATATTTTTTGATAAAGTAATAAATGCTGCTACAGGTTTAGGTTTATATGGTAAAAGAATTGATGAAGTTAGTAATCTTTTTTCTGGGCTTGTAAAAAATATGCAATTGCCGGAAAAAGCTGCTACTGATGCTGCAGGTAAAATTGTTGGTAGTTTTAAAGACTTGTCAAATGAAGCTCAAATTACTATTTTTAGACTTGGTGGTGGAGCAAAAATTTGGGAAGAGTCTTATAAAGAACAGACAACAAAAATAGACAAACAAATTTCTGAATTAATAGAAAAAGAAAAAGATTTAGGAAATGTTCAAGATGATTCTGCTAAGCAAATTGAATTAAATGAATTAAGAAAACAAAGAGCAATGTTAGAGTCTCAAAAAAGAACTTTAGCTAATACAGCTTCTTTAAAAGGTGTTAATGCTGAACTTGAAAAAGGTTTAATGACTGATACAATGGGACAGTTTTTAATGCAAATGGGTTTTTTAACTAAAAAGGCTGCAGGCGTTGACATTACTGGTGGAATAGAAAACGTACAAAAAGCTATAGAACAAAATGTTTTAAGAATGAAGGTCATAGGTGCTGAGTTTGGTATGGATAGAGAAGTTGTTGAAACAATGAGGAATCTTTCATCTAATCTTCTTTTTAATGCTAATAGTTTAAAGGAAGCTTTTGGCCGTAAAGAAGCTGAAGGTTTAATCCAGGTGCTGGCTAAGACATCAGATCATAGTAAAAGACAAACAGGTTTGTTAAATCATCTTAATAAATTACAAGAAAAAGGAAAGATAAACAAATCAGTTGTAGATGTTTTGAAAAAAAGTTTTCCCCTACTTGAACATGAACTTTCGCAAGAGGGAGCTGATACAGCTGATGGTTTGTCTAAGATTCTTTCTTCATTAGATGTTAGTTTTGGAGCTTTAACTCAAACGACAAAAGATAGCATAAAAAAACAAGAAGAACTTCAAGCAAAAAGAGTCGGGATTGAAGTTTTAAGACAGACTAAATCTACTGAAGACGCTATTAATAATACAATAGGTAAGATAATGAGGGATGTATTTGTTGCTTTAGAGAAATTTGTAACTATGTTTAGATTTTTACATAAAAAAGACCTTCAAGAATTTGATGCTTTAAACGATACAATAACTGAAAATTTTGGAAAAATACAAGATGCAAGAACAAATATAGCTCAAAGAAGAAGTTCGTTAAAATTAGAAAGAGAGCAAACTCAAGATAAAGAAAGAATAAAAGCTATTGACAATGAGTTAAGTTCATTAGACGAAACTTCTAAATTGCTCGATGAGTATAATGATAGTTTAAGAGGTCAACAAAGGCAGTTAATGAATAAGGGCGAATTAACTAAAGAACAGATAGATTTAAACCAAAAGAGTAACGAATTAGCAAAAAAAATAATGCAAAATCCTAATGTTGGAGTTGGATTTGGTGGTAGAACAATTTGGGAAGCACGGAGTGTTTTTGGTATAGGCGGGGGTATTAGATCACACGAACAGATTCAATATAAAAAAGGAAAGGGATTTGCTGATGGTGGTGTAGTTCCTGGTAGTAGTTTTTATGGCGATAAAATGCTTGCACCTGTTAATTCTGGAGAAACGAGAGAAATGATTGTGCCAAGAGATGTTTGGAAGGGTGGTGGTTCAGGCAGGACTATAAACGATAATAGAGTTATAAATATATATGTTAACCAAAATGATAGACGGCAAGTAGAACAAGTTGTTTTGAATGCTCTTTATACTGATAAAATGTTTAAGTAACAATAAAACAAGTTTATTTTAATGAGAACAGCAAAGCAAGTTCCTATACCTATTTCTTGGAGTATTAAAGGTAACACTAGTGTTCCTTCTTTAACAATGTTGATAAATCCATCTAATTTAGATATTACATACGCTCCTCTTATTACTGAAACAAGAACTTTGGGCGGGTTTGCTCACGAGTATTGGGGTGAGCATCTTACAACTTTAGCTGCTACAGGTAAGACTGCAATGTTTGTAGATAGCCAAAAGGGTATTACAAATAAAGATTCTAGATCTACTGAGTCTTATCAATATTTTATGACATTACTTAACATTTATAAAAACAATGGAAAGAGTTATTATACTACTTTTGATTCAAATATGACTAGAGCTAATCCCGCAAAGATATCTACGTTGGGAGTAGTTCAAATGATTTATGATGGTTATCAATATGATGGGTATTTTGAATCTTTTACTTACACAGAAGACGCATCGCGCCCTTTTAATCTTGATTATTCTTTTAATTTTAAAGCAATGAGAATTTTAGGGCAGTTAATGGTGGCAAAGAATGGCTATATATAAACCTGTAAAGCGCACTGATGTTAAACCTATGGTTTTTGATTTAGAAATTGAAAACCCGCCTCCTTCGCTTGTTTTATTAATTAATCCTAATACTTTAGAAATAAGGTATGTGCCCAAGGTTGTTGATCAAAGAATAAGATGGACAGGTATAAATGTACCTTTTATTTTTCAAGCTCATCATGATGAGTTGGATACTTTGACAGCATCAGGTAAGTCAGCAATGTTTATTTCAGATGAAAAAGGTATAACAAGACAAGATCGTAAAGATACATTTGGGTATTTAAATTTAGCTAAATTGCTAGCTATATACAGAAATAATGGTATTAATAGAAATACTAAGCCTAATAATTCAAATAGTCCTTGTGTAATAGACTATGTTGGACGAGTTGTATTAAGTTATAATGCTTTTATTTATAGGGGACATTTTACTAGTTTTTCAATTACTGAAAGTGATACTACACCTTTTAATTTAGATTTTAATTTTGAGTATAAAGTAACAAAAACTTTTAGTTTAAACTTTATAGAAGCTAATAATATTGCAAAAGGTCTTAGTTTGTTATGACTACTAAAAATACTTTAAGTCAAATATTTAGACAAGTTGAAACTGTTCAGCTTGCACCTGATGCTTTGGTTTTTATAAATGGTTCTAATTTATTAACAGATCCTGAAGGCAAGACAATAGATATAAGACAAGACATAACTGAAATAAATACAAGTTTAGATATTGATTCTGTCCCTGGTACAGCTGGTTTTACTATTTCTTATCCTGAGCATCAAGGCGGTCGTTATACTACATTATCTTCTGGTGTTTCTAAATATTCTAATCTAAAAGTAATGTCAGAAATAGAAATTTATTTTAGGGGTAGATTTCTAAAAGTAAAAAATGGAGAAAAAAAATATCCTTATTATAGAGCTTTTTGGGGTGTCATAACTGCTATAACTGAGAGTTATAATGATGGTATACATACTATTTCTGTTTCTTGTGCTGATATTTTGCGATGGTGGCAAATAACTAATGCAACAATAAATCCATCTATTTTGGCAACTGGCGAAAATTTGCCATCTTATTTAATTAAATTAGGGATTAAAAAAGAAGATATACAAGGTTTTTTAAAGGGCAATACAATAAAATTAAGAGGCAGGTCACTTTCTATAACTGGTAATAATTTTTCTGGTTTGACTATACCTGAAATTTTAAAAGAGCTTAGTAGGGCATCATTGTTGCAATTAGTGCCTATTGATGATTATTTAAGTTATGACTATGGTAATGTTACAAGTAAAGACAAAAATATTTCTTTAATGATGAAATATTGGGCAGAAAGATTAAATGATATTGGAATGCGTTTAAAAATTTATGCACTAACTACAAATGAATCAAATAAACTTGATATAGATATTAAAAAGTTATTAACTTATGCTCAAGGAACTGATAACAAACAAACGCAAGCTGAAGCAAATGCTCAGAAAAAAAGTTTTATAAATGGATATGCTGACTCAGCTCCTAGAGTTTATCAAAGCGTTCCAACTACGCTAGGTATGACAAATAGTGACATGAAGAGCCAGTTGGAAATTGCTAATGAAATAAAAGAAGCTTTGCATTATGAATTTTTTATGGATGTTAATGGTGAGATAATTTTTAAATTACCATTCTACAATCTTGATGTTAGAGATAATGTTAATTCAATAATACATGATTTAGATATATTAAATTGGAATTTTATTCAAAGCGAGTCTGAGGTTGTGACTAGAGTTGATGTTTCGGGAACGTTAACTGATGCTACTGATTATTCTAAAATAACAAATAGCGTTTCAAGAGATCCTTATCTTTCGTTACAATTTGGAGAACGTTTAATACAACGTTCTATGCCATGGTTGCATACTCTTGAACAGTGCTCTTTTTGGGGTAAAGCTGAACTTGCAAGGCAAAATGCTTTAATAAGGCAGGGCTCTGTTACTATATTAGGTAGACCTGAGTTGAGACTTGGTTATCCTGTTTTTATACCTTCTAGAGATGCTTTTTATTATATCAAAGGAATAGAAAATAGATTTAGTTTTGGTGGCACTTTTACTACAACTTTAACTCTTGTTGCAGAGAGGGCAAAAAAAAGCGATAGAAACTCTGTTTTTAGAAACGTAGGCGAAATAAAAGACGAACAAATTACAATAATTGGTGGTTCTATATCTGAGCCTAATGAGTTAAATAATTTTGTTAAACAAGTTTCTATGCCGTCTATTTGTACACCAAGGGCTAAGGAGCATGTGTCTATTGTCGAACCTGCTTTTGCTATAAATTTAGAAGATATAAAAGAAAAATTTGGAACATGGGAAAAATTTACTGATATTATTGTGCCCAATGAAGAAGGTGAATTTCAAATAACAGATTATGAGGGTTTTGAAGTAGTTGGACAAGTTGGTGATGTTCCATATATAACTTATGGTTATGGTTTAAAATATGATTCAAAAGGACTTATAGTAGAAGATTCTGAAATTATTAAGCAGTCTAAGTCAACAGCTGTTAGAGATATGGAGCCTCAAGAAATGCAATTGACGGTCGATCCTAACAATGTTATGTTTACTTTAGATTCAGAAACAGGAAAAATGGTGTTGTTTGGAGATAAAGCAGATCCTGCTAAAAATGCTCAAAACGCAGCACCACCTGAAGAAACTGCAAAAGATAGGTGATTGCATGTATGATGCTTTAAAACCCCTTAATAGGGGTGTAAAACCGTTTAGAGGTAAAGAAGTTGATAGAACAAAATATGTTCGTTTAGGCGTTG